GATAATTCCAAAACCAATAAACAACAATTAGAAGTATTGATGAAAGAGGTTGTGGGATTTATCAAGGACGGAGATACGGCCGTTCAGATTATCCCTATGTTAAAAGAGTATTTAGAAATCAATGTTAAGAACGACGAACAACTTGTTAAGTTGGCAACAATCGTTCAAAGAATTACAGCAGCTGAAAAAAGAGTATCCGATAGTGGAGATGAGTTCGGTTTATCAGAAGCAGAAAAAGAACAATTGATGAGTGCAATAGAATCAGATGTTCAAGAGTTACAAATCAAAAAAGACGAAATAGAGTCAAGTATAAGTAAGGAAAATTAAATGGCATACACAGTGTCCAAGGGTGGTTCTGGTGTAGATAAGGGATTTGATAATGAACTTATTACAAGAAATGAACTATATGCAATATTAGACCAATTAAAAGAAGAGAGTCAATTTCATCAATTAGAAGTTTTTGAAGTTGTGGAAGTTGATACAGAAAATGTTGGTTCAGTAATTGGTAGATATGTGTATTCGGAACAAGGAGACTCTCTTGAAGAAATCGGAGATAGAACTTTTTTACCATTGAACTCAAATATAATTCAGTATCCTTTACGAGGCGAATTGTGGTTGGGTCTTGAATACAAAGGTCAACAACATTATATATCAAGATTAAGTAGAGATATAACTGATGTTAATTATAGAAAAATAAATGAAAGTGCCATTAGTGAAAATCAAACACTTGATTTAACACGAGGTGGAACTTATCAAGAAATATCACCAGAGCACGCAGATGTTGAAGTTGGTGATACTTTGATACAAGGAAGATTTGGTAATTTTATAACATTGTCAAGTAGACAATCACAAGGTATAGAAGAGTCACCAAGAATAACGATTAATAACCAAAGGTCAATAGTTGACTTAGAGTCAATCGAGGGAACAGGTTTAATCAACATAGAAAGTGATGAACTTTTAATGACAGCTTTAACAGATGAGGTTAATATTAGAGGACTACAAGACATCAATATTAATTCAAGTCAAGGTGATGTGAACATTGAGTCAAATAGTAAAATTGTGTTGAAACCAAGAAACAGCACAGCAGAAATAGATGTAAGTGGAAGTCCTACCGGAAAAATACTCAATAAGACAAAACCTGGTATTGATTTTCCAGTATTAAATATGGCTGGGTTTTTAAAACAAATAACAGGTATACAAAAAGTATTTGACGGATTAATACAAGGTGTCCCTTCATTACCAAGTCCCATTGGAATAAAAAAAATTGTTAATGGTTTAGAGGGAGCAGTAAACTTTATTGAAGCAACAACAAACTTAGAATTTTTAGAAACACAAGTATTAACCACAAGAACATTACCTGAGATAAAAGCATCATTACCAATACCATCAAGTCTTACAAATGTGGTTGGAGACATTGATGAATTTGCAAAAGATGTTGAGGGTGGTATTGCAAAAGCAGAACAATTTGCAGAATCAAATAAAGCAAAATTAGAACAAGCAAATCAAATTTCTGCAGGAATAGACTCTGGTGATAGAAAAGATTTACTTGCTATATTAGAAAATATACCAGCAGAAGAAAGGGACCAAATACCAGGAGCTAATGACGCATTAGCTATCGCACAAGATAAAAGTGTGGGTGGTGGTGATATACCGAGAGCAAGAGATAATGGAGTATTTAGACTTCTTGAAGATTATATTGCAGAACAAGGTAGTGTAGAGGGAGATGTTGAACAAGTAAAAATGTATGGAAAGATTTTAAATTTAACAAAATAGGAGCAGTAATGAACAAAAAAGAGTTAATAAAAATAATAGAATTAGTTGTCCGTAAAGAAGTTAAAAAACAGATGACCGAGATATTTATTAATGACGAAAAAGAAATGAGTTTATCGGAAACTATTTCTAAACCAAAAGTAGCAAAGAAAAAATCTAAAAAACAATACACGAAAAACACAGCGTTAAACGAAGTATTGAATAACACTAAACCATTAGGACAGCAGGAAACTGATGAGTATCCTACATTGGGCGGTGGAGTGTTAGGTTCTGACAATATGGCAGAAGTATTAGGTTATGGAGACTTAGGTAGAGGACAGAATAAAGAAAGAGCGAGAGAAATGGCAGCAGTTGATTCAATCAAGAAAGCAGGTGTTTCAGTTGACCAAGTGCCAGAAGATGTTCAAAATGCACTAACTCGTGATTATTCTGGATTGATGAAAGCAATAAATAAAAAGAAAAGTGGTGAGGGTAATTACAGACCTTAATAACAAATGGCAAGAAGTGTAAGAGAAATAGATAGAAATGAAGACAAGTTTGTTGGAATAAGATTTCCATTGGACCATAGTCCAGAGGGATTTTTTTACAAAACAAAAACTGTCTTAGAACAATCGAAAGCAAATTTACAAAACTTGCTATTGACATCGCCAGGTGAAAGAATATTTCAACCAGAATTTGGCTCACAATTAAAATCAATAGTTTTTGAACAAGGTGAGGATATTCCAAATAGAATTGAAGAAGCTATTCGTTCAGCAGCTGGTAAATTCTTAGCATATATTAATATAGAAAATGTTTTCACCACACAACAAGATAATGAAGTTAATGTTTCAATTGAGTTTTCAGTGCCTTTAAATCCTGATGCTATTGAAGTGTTAAATTTTGATTTTAGAATTGGAGATTAAAAATGCCAGATTACGGTACAAATAAAAAGATAGTTAGTAAAGAAGTAAATTATCTCGGTAGAGATTTTACAGACATAAGAAATAATTTAATTGAGTTTGCGAAAAACTATTTCCCAAACCAATACAATGACTTTAATGAAGCATCACCAGGTATGATGTTTGTTGAGATGGCGTCTTATGTTGGTGATGTATTGAATTATTATGTTGATAACCAATTCAGAGAAACACTTTTACAATTTGCAGAAGAAAGAAAAAATGTATTAGCAATTGCACAATCATATGGATATAAACCTAAGTTAGCAACACCAGCAACGGTTGAACTAACCGTAAGTGTTGAGGTCCCTGCTAAGTCTGATGGTGTTGGTGGATTTATAGCTGACTTAGATTATGCAGGTGTATTAAGTGCAGACTCACAAGTAGTAGCAGGAAACGGAACAGAGTTTACTTTAATGGATGATGTTAATTTTAAAGCATCAAGTTCATTAGACAGAATGGATGTTCAATTATTGGACCCAGGTACAGGCACCGCTCCTACATTATTTAGATTAACTAAAAAAGTTTTAGCAAAATCTGGTATAAGAGAATCTGAAGAATTTAGTTTTACAAACGCAAAAGAGTTTGATAAGATAGTTTTGTCAAATGAAAAAGTCACAGAAATAGTTTCAGTAGTTGATAGTAGTGCAAATAAATTTTATGAAGTTCCATTTTTAGCACAAGATACTATTTTTGAAACAGAACAAAACACTGCTTTAAATGACCCTGACTTAGGCGAATTTGAATTAGATACACCTTATTTATTAAAATTAATTAAATCATCAAGACGATTTACAACCTATGTTCGTGATGACAATAAAATGGAACTAAGATTTGGTAGTGGTGTTAGTGATAACGCAGATGAGGAAATAATTCCAAATCCAGATAATGTAGGTTCATCATTAGGTATGGGTGTTTCAAGATTAGATGAGTCTTTTGACCCAAGTAATTTCTTAAAAACACAAACATTTGGATTAGCTCCAAGTAATACAACACTTACCGTAACTTATAACTATGGTGGGTCGGTTGAAGATAATGTCGCTAGTAATAGTATAACAAGTTTTTCCAGAACAACTTACACCATTTCTACCACGGGATTAGATTCAACTAAAAAAACAACATCAGAAGCTAGTTTAAAAGTTACAAACGAAGGTCCAGCGTCAGGTGGTTCATCATCAGAAACTCTCACACAAATAAAAGAGAATGCAGCTGCATACTTTAATGCACAAAATAGAGCGGTGACAAAAGCAGACTACATCACAAGAGCTTATTCACTACCACAAAAATATGGGAATATAGCAAAAGCATATATTGTTCAAGACGAACAATTAGAACTTGACGGACAATTACAAATTATTGACGGACAGATTATCGATACAAGAACAGCAACAAAACAACCAAACCCATTAGCATTGAATATGTATTTATTGGGATATAATGTTGATAAAAATTTAGTTCCTTTGAATAGAGCAGTAAAACAAAACTTAAAAACATATCTTTCACAATATAGATTATTGACAGACGCAATCAACATAAAAGACGGATATGTAATAAACATTGGTGTCAAGTTTAACATTATCGTAAAACGAGGTTATAATAAAAATGATGTATTGTTTAAATCAATACAAGTGGTAAAAGACTTTTTTGCACCAGATAAATGGCAAATGAATCAACCAATCGTATTAAGTGATTTAGCATATCAGATTTCATTAGTGGACGGAGTTGTATCGTTAGTTCCACCAGAAGTCAATAATCCAAATAGGGATTTAATATTAATCGAGAATAAAAATTCTGCCGTTAATGGTTCAGATTATAGTGGTAATATATATGATATTAGAACTGCATCGCAAGAGGGTGTAATTTATACTTCATTAGACCCAAGTATATTTGAATTGAAAAAACCTAATAGTGATATTGAGGGTAGAGTAGTGGGAGATAGATAATGCATTATTTTGAGTTTGGAAAAAGAGACGCAACAATTTATTCAGGTGGAACAACCGCCTCAATAAATACAGGATTTGATGAAATATTAGAAATTAATAAAGTTGTAAACAATAATGGTACGGTAGGAAATGTATCAAGAATATTGATTGATTTTGATTTGTCTTATATATCACAATCCATTATGGACGGAAAAATTCCTTCTACTGCAAAGTATTATTTAAATTTATTTGACGCAACATCAGAAGAAGTCGAAGCATCACAATCACTTCATATTTATATGGTTAGTGGTAGTTGGAAACAAGGGA